TATCTTCAATGGCACTATCCACTTCTGGATGCAATGCCATTTCACGATATCTTTTTATTAGGTCAAATTCTGTTCTGTATACACCTTCTAGGTCTACATAAGAACCAAAAAATCCACTAGTCAAATAATGGTCTACCGAATCCTCATTATTAGGAGGAACGGGTGAGACCGCATTTGGAGATAGTGGATCTTTCTCCTCAATGGAGAAGCCAAATAACCTTGCCATTATTAAAATTTAACTCTTAGTATACCTATTTATCAAGCTCCAGAACCTGCTGCTTCAGGATAGTAGTATTGAACTTGGAATTCAACTGTGAATTCTTCCAATACGTCTGTATTTTCATATGATAAATCAATAGAAGATACTGCGATTGGGAAGATATCTACAAATCTATACTGTGCCAATATACTAGCTGGGTCTGCTGCTGATCCTACTGATTGAGCTCCTGCTGCTGTTCTTCCTAATTGGAAAACAGTTGCTTGTCCCATATAATCACTTGGATTAGTTAGACCAGATCCATCACCATACTGAGCAATGTTTTGAGCCCATGCTTCAAAGTTCCTTCTGTGTCCAAAATTTTCATCATTTATAACAGTGACAGTCCATGTTTCAAATGTTCTGTCTCCAGCAACTTTTAAAATACGTCCTCTAAATGGAACATCTATAGATGCTACATTTGACGCAGGTAAATTTGCTGCTTTACACATAAATCTAAAATTATCCGCATCAAATTCTGACGGACCACCATCACCTTGAATGCCAAGATTTACTCCAGCTGGGAAGTTTACCTGCACCTCAAACAGATTCGGCCTTGCACCACCACCAGTAAGTTTAGACTTAAACTGGGATATGGTTCTTGTTGGGATTTCAGCCATTTTTTTAAATTCCTCCTTTGGTTATTTAGATATGATTAAGTTAAACTCGACCAGCAACTTCCTCGAAGCTTACCCCAGTTCTGGTAGCAACGAAGGTTAGTGTTACATAGTTAATCGACTTGGCAGGTTTCAAGAAGATGTCTGCTCTAAATTCATTATTATCAATCACATCAGGAGTGTTATTTGTTTCATCACAAATTACGAGGAATCCGAAAAGTCCACGTTTTGCTTCAATGTCTCTCAAGAATGGTTCGACAATATTAATAAAGTTTGCTCTTGTAACTTGATCGTTAAGTTCAAAGAGTTGTGCTTGAGCAGACTTCTCTAAAGCTTGCTCAATAGTGAGGAACAATCTGCGAACGTTGATTCGATCAAATGCTGATGCAAATCCCAGTGCAGTTTTATCACCAAACAATAGAACTCCAATGCCTGGTTGGTTGACTATAGAGTTAATTCTTAGTGGATAAAGTTGATCCCTCTGTGCTTTTGATGGATTGTATGCAAGTTTGACTGCATTGTTTAGTGTTCCTCTTTGCTGTCCAGCAGGAGAGAACCAAGGGAATGATTCAACACTAGTACGAACCATCAAACCAGCAATGTCAGCATTAGTTGGTATGAAACGGAATGTATTGTTAAATCTATCAAAGGTGTACTTGTAACCAGAATCAAACACACCATATGAGGTAGATTTGAGTGATGAGAAGAACTCAATGATATTATCAGTCTGAGTATCAGTGTTAGTTAAACCAACAACTCCCCCTCGATGTGGAGAAATTACTGCCATACAGTCTTTTCTCGAATCGGCAATTGCCAACAGTGTGTTTGCTTTTGCTTGAGATGAGTTTACGTTGTCTAAACTAGGACCATTTATTAAGTAATCAACTGCAACTTCATCTTTATTACTAAAGAGTTTGTATGACGTTATTAAATTACCTAATGTAGCAGCCATTCCACCAGTGGCAGAATAGTCAACTCCGTTTGTAAGTGTATATGTATTATTTCCTATGACATTGAACGTTATTCCTTGTGCTTTACCATTCCATAAACCATCAGATGTGGTTATTGGTGTAAATCCACTACTAAATCCAGAAGCAGCTACAAATCCATCTGATCCATCTGATGGATTATCTCCAGCAAATACATATTGAGATAAATTTGCAAGTGAATCTTTCCAGAATGCTTTATCTGGTGGATTGATTGCAGAAATTGCGTCGGTTGCTTTAGATAAATTTGTAAATTTCTCTAAAATTGCTCCTTGAATTCCAGTAACTTCTCCTGTGTCATCAACGACAACAACATGCAAACCATCATTCTTCGATTGCCTATCTTGAGCAAACGATGAAGTAGTTGGTTTTGGTGCGATTGACTTCCAGAATAAAGTAGAATTGGTCAAACCTAAAGTTTGCTGATCGTACCAGTCATTTACAGACCAAGATGCAGCATTTAGTGTTGTGTTCGCAACTACTGCTCCAGATGAATTTATGAACTTAATAGCATTACCTGGTCTGAAAGAAGATGATTGATCTCTTTCTGCGTAAGTAATGGCAGTAGATACACCAGCAGTTGTTACTCTCTCAGTAATTTTAACATCAACTGTTGTAGCACCCAGTCCAGTAACGATACCTTTTAGATATCCATTGAAACTTTCAGTGGTTCCTTCACCAACAATTGTTTGGTTTGTTAATGGGAATGTTACACCGTGTCCAACTGCAACACCAGATGTACTTCCTATTGCCAATACTTGATCTGCTTGATCGTCAATCAAACAAACTTTAAGTGTATTTGCCCAAGAACCAGGATTCTTAGCAGCAATACCAAATGTTTGTCCAACACCAGCATAGTTTTGCTCGTAATCGTCAAAGTTTTTAATCTTTAAAGATGTGTCTACTCCACCATCTCTTCTTGCATTTGCATTATTGAGTGTTGATCCATCAGATCTAACTACCTTTAGAACACCACCATATGATAGAAAAGATGCTGCACTCATCCAATACTCATATTGAGCATCAGTAGAAAGTGGTTTTCCAAATACATTTATTAAATCATTTTCTGTAACAATATCAGTTGCCTCATCTACTGGACCAATTTGAAATGGACCTGCAATTGCACCGATGTTATCTAGCACATTATCAGCTCTTCCTACAGTTAAATCAACCTCCCTGACTAACACACCAGGAGACAATTGTGGAGTCGCCATGTTTTTCCCCGAATCTCAGTTTACCTGAAAATATTTATTGTTTATAACATTTTCATTGGGGAAACAATGCGTGAACATTACCAGTCTGGATAATTCCAATCCTCAAATGGATTAGTTTTTTTACGATTCTCAATAACTCTTTTTATTGTACATATCTTACATTCATAAGAATATGATGAAGGTAGGGTTCCTCTCTTTTTTCTAGTTAGATAAAATCCATCTATTAAATTTTTAATTTCACCACATATTCTACATCTTCTATCAGACAATAATAGATGACCAAGTTTTATTTGATTATCCAATTCCATTATCTGTATTCCCACATAAATGAACGATCTCCGTACTCATCTGTTTTCCAAATATCACCATCATCATCAACAATTGTTTCTTCAGTCAAACCATCATCCATAAATCCAAATGGAGCCATATCTTGTTCTATCTGATTCTTTTGTTCTTCATACAATCTTTTTCTTACGTCTTGATCAGTAAGTTCTTTAAAATAATCGTTTTGTACTAACCATGCATAAATTACCAAACACATTGCAAGATCATCATTACATCCTTCCTCTGCCTCAAATGAATTACTCTTTTGTATAAAAGTGGTTAACTCTGATATTATTTCATAATCTTTGAAAATTATTTTATCTGCTTCAATAAGAGTTTTTAAATTAAGAGATCCAACCTTCTTTACAGTTTTTGACATCTTAACTCCCATTTGAGTTTTCTTACCAGAAAACCCTTGTCCTATTATTTGTCCTGCTCTTCCTCGCATAGATGCCATGAGAAGATTTTCATATTCCAAATCAAAATGCAAAATAGATGCTACCTGATCACCAATATCATTTACTTCGCAAAGTATAAAAGCATTATTATATTTCTTTGCTATCTCCCAAATAACATTTGGAAATAACATTGGTTTGATTTCATTATTTCTATACTTACCAATTATCTTATGGGGAAACTCTGTAATATCAACAACTACAAATGCAGAGTAATCGTTTCCAACACCCCTTGCTACGTCAACAGTCATTAGATAATCATGATCTCTTACAGGATCTTCGTAAATATCTAAACCAGCACTTCTTTGTAATGGGTTTTCATAAACTAACGTTCTTAATTTGCTTGGTGCAATGAGAGTATCAACAGATCCTAAGAACTCACACTCAAACTCAACTTTAAATTGTTGATCTGATGTGTTGGCAATAGTTTGCTCTCTCCACTTGTCATCCCTACCAGGTACTTCTGACCAATGAACATCAGTTGGGACATACTCATTCTTTCCTTTCTCAGCATCGTGCCACATACGGTAGAAGTGATTCATACCGTGTGGTGTGGATACTATAATTACTTTTGTGCTTTTACCAGAAGTAATAGTAGGGTAAACACTAGCAAAGAAAGAGTCAGCGATGTGATTGGGAACAAAAGCAAATTCATCCAAGAAAAGGATATTGAAAGACATACCCCTAACAGCACTAGCGGAAGTAGACGCAGCCAAGATTTTACTACCATTTTCTAACTCCAGAGATCCTTTGTTCCATGCTAACACACCTTGCTGCATCCACTTGGGAACATTTTCATATGCAGTTTGTAATCTGCCTAAAAGTTCTCTTGCTGTAGATGCTTTGTTTGCAAGTATGCCAATATTTACACTATCATTAAAAAGCAGATAATGCAATAGGTAAGATATTACA